TTAATAGACCTACTTTTCCTTTTACAAAACCAAAGACTTTACTAAACATACCTTTTGTTTTTCCAAATCTAACACCTTTTGCATCTTTCATCATATCTTTACCAAGAAAAACTGTAGCACCTTTAAGTGCTAAAAACCCAAGTTTAAGAACTTTAAGAAACTTGCCTGGTGCAAGAATGGCTGCTAATCCTACTAATGCAAGTTTATTATCTCCAATTAATTTACCAAGATTTTCAAAACTTGGGTCTTTTACAAAGTTCATAAAATCGTTAAATAAATTTTGAATTTTTGGTAAAATTGTATTTGTAAATAAGTCTACTAGTTTTGGAAATAAAGGACTATTAAAAAATTCAGCTATTGCAAAAAACAATCCAGCAAATAGAGTTCCTTTTAATATAGACATCAAACTTTTACCACCAGCAAGTGCTTTCTCTTTCATGGATGTACCAATACCCATTATACCAGCTGATATTTTTTGAAGAACACTTCCTTGTTTTGCAATAGCAGCTTGACGTTCTTTTTCTATTTCTTCTTGTGCACCTTTATTAGTTGCACTTCTTTTTTGTAAGTCTAAATCTTTAAGTTTAACTGCAAGGTCTTGTTTATTATATTCTGCATTGTTAGCTGCAACACCACCTTGAGCCTCAATAGAAGATTTTAATTCTGTTAATTTTTGCATTTCTGCCTCAAGAGATATTTTATCGGCTGCTCTTTTTTCTGCATTATCAGAACTAAATTTTTCTAAAAATCTATCAAATCCTTTTTTAATCTCTTGTGATTCTTCTGCCATTACTTCTTACCTTTACTACCTATAGCTTGTGCACCAAAGAATGCAGCGACAATAGCTGCAACTGATACAAAATATACACTAGCCATACTACCTAGTATTTTACTTGCTTCTGTTAATCCCACACCGACTGCTAGTACAACAGCAAAAGGATATAGTAACATACCAAAGAGAGCAAACCATGCCATCTTACGTTGTGCATCTCTCATTGCGTCTGCATCTTCCAACTCTTTACGTTTAAACTCCAGATACATTGCTTGTTCTTCTGGACTAACTTTACCATCACCATTCGTATCAGCTGGGTGATAATTTTTTGTACTAATTTCTTCTGCCAACTCTCTCTCCTATTATTAATTTTTTCTTTTGTTCATTTCCTCATTTTCTTCTTTAATAAACTGCATCAATAAATTAATATAAATTTCTCTTTCCCATGGCATCATATTATCAAGCTCTGTTAAACTATATTTATGGTGTTGCATCAGTGCAAAATTAGTTTTATAGTAATTAAATAGACTATCGTGAGATAGTCCTATTCTAAAAAATTTTCGAGGCCCTCCAAAACAACCTCACTTTTCTTTTTTGTTTTTGGATTCGTAACTTTAACAATATGACGGAGTTTTGGCATTGTATCAAAAAACTTCATAACTTTTTCAAATTGTTCTGTTGTTAGTTGGTCAACAAATTCATCAACATCTTTTTGAGATATGTCCACTCTACTATAAACATCCTCTCCATAGTGAATAGCATCTATACAAGTATTTAATATATGAAAAGCTTTTTGTACGTCTGTTGAACCAGCTGGTATACCCATCATATCTTTCATATAGGGATATCTAAAATGTACTACTACATCATCAGTTATTCCTATCGCAGTATTATGATCTTCTGTCATTGCAATATTAACTTCTTCTAAGTTTATTTCAACAGGAGCTTTAGTTTTTTCATCATCTGGACATAATACTTCTAGATTTATTTTTTCTCCTACTGATTTACCCCTAACTCTTAAAAAGATATATTCTATATCAAACATAGGTGATTGTTCAGCATTAACTTTATTAAATGTACAGGCCAAAACTAATTCTGACATCGCAGACATTACTTCTTTTTCATCTTGGCCCTCTTGAGCCATCATCAATATCTTTTGTTCTTTTACTAAGAATGGTCTATATTTAATTTTTTCGCCAGTAGAGGGAAGTTCCAACTCGTAGGTTGGAGTATTGAGTTTTGGTAAAGCCATAATATTTCATCCTTTATAATCTTCTAAGTACGCTTGGTATATTTGCAGTAATTCTTCTTGTTACTGTATTCACTGCTGATTCTGCAATTCGTGTCAATAGTGGTTTTGGTAAGTTTGCTTCGTCTGTTAAGTTTTGCCAATAACGATATGCTAAATTGACAGTTATAGTTTGGTAAGAACTATTCTCTGCATAACTTAATGATTGTTCATTTATACTTACTGGAAAAGCTTCAATAAGTTTTACACCATATCGTCTATTATCATTTTCATCAAGAGCGTGTATGTCCACAGACCCAATATAGTCTTTATAATATCCCATAGCAAATGTTTGTGGATTAAATGTTAATCTTTGCCATGATTCAAAATACTTTTTTTCTCTCATATCAGTAGAACATTGAAATGTTGCAGACACATCTGCAAAACTATAACCTGTTACTATTTTTCTAACAGGGCCATAGATATTTGTATCTTCTGTTGTATCCATGTTACGGCCAGGAAACGATATAGATTCACATTTAAGTCCAGTTGCTCTTACTGTACCATCTCCTAATGCCTCACCCATAATCTTTGAAAATATATTAGAACCTAATCCTTTAGAACCACCAGTTCCAGTAGGTGGAAATAAAGTAACTTCATATCTGTGTGGTCTAGATATTCCATCTTTACCACGAATTTCTCCTAGAACTTCATTTAAAGCACCAAATGCTACTGCGTCTACTAATCCACCAAATCCTGTTGCCATTAGATTAACTTCCTACTGTCTTTATAAACTTCTGCTGCAGAAGCTTTCTTAAATCTCTGTACTGGCAATAGAGCTGCAACTGTAAATTCATCTGCATCTACTCTACGAAATTGTGTCTTAACTCTACCAGCAAGATATCGTTTAAGTGTTGGTTTAATTAAATTTAAATTCTTTAGTTTACTATAATCTACTGCAAGTCTTGTACTTTCATCAAACTTTGTATTATTACTATAATCCACTAGTCTATCCAGTAATTGTATTCTAAGTTTCATAGGTAAATAATGTAAATTTATACCTAAAAATCCATCATCATATTTTTCTAAAGGTAACACTAGAGGAAAAGTATCATAATATGGTAAAGTCTTTTTAAATTTAGGGTCATAGAAAAACATATTTAAACGACCATAAAATGGTCTATTGTTTCTTTTACCATCTCGTATCAAATCCATAGCGCCAGGCTGACCAAATTCTTTTATTTTGTCGCGATACCAGTCGGTGCTTTTTGGTCTACCCTTTGCAGCTTTTACTACTGATTGTATAAATTTACTCTGTGCCATATTACTATTTATACTTTGGATTCAAGTGGTCTTCAGTTAGAATCTTAAATTCCATGCCATTATCTATACAAAACTCATTTGCAGACTTCCATTTAGCCTCATTTATAGTCCATGTTTTTACTGAATTAAACCATTGTTTAGTTTTTCGTTTAGGGTTTGTTGGTGGTGGTTTACATTGATGTTTTGGTTTTACTTCAATAATAAACTTTTTAATAGAACCATTGGCTTGTTTAACTTTCATGTAAAAGTCTGGAAAGTATCTATGTATTCTATTATCCCATGGCGACACATAGGGTATGATAACTTCTTCACTTCCCCATTCAAGAACTTTATCATTATTATCACAATATACCATAAGTTTACGTTCCCAAAGTGAACGATATATTATTTGATTTGGATTGCCCCTATATTTTTTAGGGTTACTAGGAATGTATTTGCCACTATATGCCATGTCAATCTTTATAAATAGAAGTTACAGGAGTATTTATACATGGCATTAGACGTATTAAAAGGTGCAGCTCAAGGTATTGCTGGTAGAGCTCTAAGAAAAGTTGCTGGAAATATCAGAAATGGATTACTTGGTACTACCCAAAGAGGTGGCTCTAATTTATCTGATACTGCAGGATTAACAAACACAAAATTTAGCACAAAAAATTTCTCATTTCCTATAGATGTAGAAGGGCCGCCAGGTACTGGTAATCAAGGTCATTATGTTATATTTTATATTAATCAGCAGACAAATGCTAAGTTGACTTTTGGAGAGCCCGAAACAGCAGAAGGCCGAAAAAATATGGAAAAGGGTGCCAAACAACATGGAATAAATGTAAAAAAAGATAATGCCGCTAGTGCTGCAGGTGTTGTAACTGATAATGCAGCAACCGACCCAATGGCAATCAAAAATGGCACGGTTAAAGCTAAAGAACAAAAAGCAATAGATGCAGCAACCCAAAGGTTAAAAAAAATATCTACTGTCCAAGTACAAAGACCACCAACTGTAAGAATGGATACTGCAATCACTCTCTATATGCCACCATCTGTACAAGTATCATATGGTGCAAACTACACAGATACAGAAATAGGTGCTGCAGCAGCTGTTGGTGCACAAGCATATAATGACATTGTTTCTGGTAAATCTCTTGGAGATACAGTTAATAAATCTCTTAAATCTCTTGGGCCAGAACTTGGTGATGGTATGATAAGAAAGGCACTTGGTGCCATAGATATGATACCTGGCCTTGAAGGTGCATTAGAGGTTGTAGAAATGCAAAGAGGTTTTATCAAAGCACCACGAATGGAGCTAGCATTTAAAGGTATCCCTAAAAGGTCATTTCAATACGACTTTAAAATGTTACCGAAAAGTGCAGAAGAAGCAGAAGAAATACAAAAGATAGTAAGAGCATTTAAATTAAATATGTTACCAGAAATGGTACAAGGCAGTGCAAATAGATTAACAATGCCAAATACTTTTGATATACAGTATATGTATGCTGGTGTAGAAAATCAATATCTACATAAGATATCAACTTGTGTTCTAGAAACTATGAATGTAACTTATGGTGGAGATAGATATAAAACATTTGAAGCAAATGCAAATGGTGCACCACCAGTTGAAGTTCAAATCACACTTGCATTTAAAGAGATGGATTTAATTACCAGAGAAAAAGCAAATCAAGGATTTTAGTGATGTATTTTAAAAATTTTCCAACAATCGTATATGATTCTGCAGGTGATGGACAAGTCAAAGATGTAAAAAATCTTTTGAGGCGTGTAGCTATTCGTTCAAAAGTAAAAACAAATACAATGATGTATGATACTTATACTGTAAGAGAGGGCGAAACTCCAGAATCTATTGCTGATAAATTATATGATAATCCAGAGTTACATTGGGTTGTATTATTAGTAAATGATATTACAGATAGATATCATCAATGGCCAATGAATTATGGACAATTTAATGAATATATAAATGACAAGTATGTAAATACTGATGGTACATCTAATGTAGATGGTGTTCACCACTATGAAATAGCACAAACCTCTGGAGATACTTCTACCACTATAGAAGTTTACAATAACTCTGCACTATATACTGGTGATACAGATTTTTATGCATCTGCAACTATTGTAACAAATAGAGAATACGAAGAAGATTTACAGAATAAAAAAAGAGAAATAAAATTATTAGACCCACAGTATGTTGTGAGGTTTGTGGAAGAATATGAAAATCTAATGAAAGAATCAATTATCTAATGGCTCAAAATTTACAATACGCTGGTGAGTATCAGTTAAAAGAATTGTTGTTACATACTTCTTCTGGTAGCGTATTACCTATGACAAAAGCAGTACAAAGTATAGATATATTTGAAGATATGTTTTCAACCTCATTGTCTGGAACTGTAACAATATTAGATGTAGATAATATGGCTGAAAATGGGCCTATTATTGGTCAAGAGTATTTAACTTTAAGGCTTGCAACACCATCTTTAGATGAACATGAAATTGATATAATGTTTTCAGTTTACAAAGTTGGTGTTAGAGAAGCAGTAAGTCAAGATACACAGTTACTAAGTCTTTCACTTGTATCACCAGAGTTACTAAAAAATAAACAAGTGAGGGTATCAAAAAGCTATACAGATACAATTCATAATATAATTGATAATGTTTTAAGAGACAAAAGATATATTAATACAGACAAAAACATATTTTTAGAACAGACCTCTGGTATAAGAAAAGTTGTAAGTCCAAATTTACATCCATTTGATTTTATTAAAAATTTAGTGAATGAAGCTCAAACGGAAAAAGATAAATCACCATACTTTTTTTTCTTTGAAAATTTAAAAGGAATACAAGTTAAGAGTCTGGGTGCTATATTAGCCGAAGAAATTATAGGTGACTTTAATGTTGGTGACATAACTAGTTCTCAAAAAGATAAAGCTGTTACTATTGACCATGATAAAGATTTTGCTAGAGCTCTAGAGTTTCAAATAAATTCTAATAATGATATGTTATTGAACACTATGAGTGGTTTATTAGGTTCTACAATTATAGAATATAATATATATAGTAAGAGCTTTACAAAAAATAGTTATAGTTATTTTGATGACTTTGAAAGGTTTCCTAGAATTGATGAAAATCCTGTGTTCAGTAATATTGAGGGAGAATTTGGTAATTCAAAACTTTTTTTACATCCTGTTAGTACAAATGGAACTTTCGATTCATCGCATGTTGGAACTGCTTATCAGTATCAATATAAAGAAATCGGAGCGGATGGTATTCCTTTTAGAAGAGCCAAAATCATGGAGTTGAATAATGGTGTTAACATTACCATGAAAGTCAATGGTAACACTACGTTAGCTGCTGGTCAAACTATGAATCTTACCGTGCCCGTATCTGGTAGAATACACGAAAAGGATAATGACGAGTATTATTCTGGAAGATATTTAATCACCCAATTAAGACATTCTTTTTATCAACCAGATAAAAAGCACGAAATAATTATAACTGCATCAAAAGATTCTTTACCTAAAGAACAACCAACTTCTAGTGAGGGTAGACCAAAAGCTAGAGATGGTGATACAACAATATTAAATTACTAACAGAAAGGAGACTCTATAGACTATATTATGAAAATCATTATTTTTACATAGGAGGGCTCAATGCCAAAACAAAATACCAAACTCAAATTAAGGAAAATGAATACCTTTATTAATAGAGATAGGGAGATTGCACCAATGACTGAAACTGATAAATATATACTAGAAACTATAGAGAGAATAAAAAATGAAAACTTTTCAAGATTTACAAGAGGGAGTTTACGACCCCAACATACTTAAAGCTTTTTTCTTAGCTGGCGGCCCTGGCAGTGGTAAGTCTTATGTTGTAAAACGAGGCACTGGCGGTCTTGGTATGAAGATTGTTAATTCAGATGACATCTTTGAGAAGTATCTTAAAGATGCTGGATTATCAATGAAGATGCCCAAGAGTGAAGAAGAGCCTAGAGATAAACTTCGCGATAGAGCTAAAAAGGTTACATCCGCAAGACAAGCAAACTATATTGAGGGTAGACTTGGACTTATTATTGATGGTACTGGCCATGACTATGATAAGATTGCAACACAAGCAACAAAGTTGAAACAGTTAGGTTATGACGTACATATGATATTTGTAAATACCTCACTTGATACTGCTCTTGAGAGGAATGCAAAAAGAGATAGAAGTGTACCAGAGTCTATTACGATTAAGTCATGGAATAATGTACAGTCTAACATGGGTAAGTTTAGTCAATACTTCAGACAGAACTTTATGGTAGTCGATAACAACAAAACAGAAGAAGATGTTATGGGCCCAGTATTTAAACAAGTCAGAGCACTTGCAAAGAAAAAAGTTCAGAACAAAACTGGTCAAAATTGGATTGCTATGGAACTACAAAAAAAGAAAAGGTGATTCGGCCAAGTCTTAATTTTCATAAAAATACTGACACTCTGTAACGTAGTGTCAGCAAGGATTACAGCAAGGGGGTTGACAAACCCCCTTTTTTCGTATATACTATTAGTATAAACAATAAAGAGAGAGAAAAAATATGGCTTATGTTTCACAGACCGATAAAAAAGAACTTTCAGTCGGTATAAAAAAGGTTCTTAAAAAGTATGGTATGAAAGGTAATATCGGTGTTAAAAATCACATGAGTTTATATGTTGATGTTATGTCTGGCCCGATTGATTTTCATTTTACTCATGGTGATGGTTATAGTCAAGTTAATGTCTATTGGATGCACGAACATTATAGAGGTATAGCAAAAGACTTCCTAACTGAACTACTAGCCGAGATGAAAGGTACGAAGTACTACAATAATGATAATGCAATGTTTGACCACTTTGATAGGTCACATTATACAGATATCAATATTGGTAAGTGGAATAAACCTTACGAAAAGGTTTCAAAAATTTATGGAGCAATTGTATAATGAGTATCGTAGTTACTAAAAAACAAGCACAAACTATCAAGAATTTTATAGAAGAAATGAATGAACAAGTTGGTGACTTGTATTGGGAAGAGCAAAGAATGAGCTCTTGTGGTTCTCAAATGTTAAATGATTTAAGTGAAAACCTAGCTTTATTTGCAGATTTTCTTAATAAAAATGTAAAAAGCACTTGACATTTGCCGAATCATGTGGTATTGTAATAGTATAGTTAATAGAGAGAAAGAAAAAAATCATGTTTAAAATTCAAAAGAAAATTGAAGATATCAAGTTCATCACAGTTAATGTTTATGGTACTGAAATGCCGGTGTCAGAAAACATTGTAATGGCATCTGCAGCTGGTTGGTATGTGGGTAAACTCTGTAAAGATGATGGTATTGTCCAACCTTATGATAGGTTTACAGACTACTTTGCAACTGCTGAAGAAGCACAAATAGTTCTTGATACACCAATGGAACAAGGAGGTTTTTATGAATGATGCATTAATGAAAGAATATGAAAAAACCTTTATGGACAAAGTTACAGTTATCCATGCTGGGTTTGACGAAAAACCACATACAGTTGCGTTTGTAATGGTAGATAAAACATTATCTGATTTAGAGAAGTGTGAAGAAGCATTTATGAAAACAAATACTATTGATGAAGCATGGTGGTGTAATGATGGAGTAGAGTATGTTGGGCCAGAACCAACTTGTAGGTCTACTTCAACTAATGACTTTGTGTTGGTTGGAAACACCAAATACAAGTGTTCAAGAGTTGGTTGGGAAAAGGTATAATGTATGAACTAGAAGAAAGACGAATAGAAAACGCCCACTACGCAAGAGATATGTGTGAAGTAGATTCATGGGCGTGGAACTATTGGAATAATGTAATCGGGGCTCTTGTTAGGAGATTAAATGACCGACTAAATAAGTAAATGATATTAGCATTATTTACTTTATTGACTGCACTTGCAATTAGCGCAGTTGCGGCCTTCTACTCAATCGTAGGACTTATGGCCATATTCTCTGCTTCTGCACTATCTATTGCAGTCATGGGAATAGTATTAGAAATTGGTAAACTAGTTACGGCGAGCTGGTTATATCAGAACTGGAAACGAGTTCCTTTCTTGCTCAAATCCTATCTTACAATAGCCGTCATAGTACTCATGTTCATAACGAGCATGGGTATTTTTGGTTATCTGTCTAAAGCACATATAGATCAAGGAAAAGGTGTTGCAGAGATATACCTAAAGGTAGAAAGAGTTGATAATCGTATACAAACACAACGTAACACGATACTAAGGTATGAAAAACAACTAATAAATTTAGACACAGCATTAAACAAATATCTTGACTTAGGTGCAGTGTCAAAGGGTCTAGCAAAAAGAGATGAACAAGAGCCAGAGAGAAAAGAGTTAGTTAATCTAATAAACAAAGCCCAAGAAAGAATAGACTTACTACTAGAAGAAAGAGGTGAGTATCAATTACAAATAAATAGTTTTGAAGTTGAGATAGGGCCTATCAAATACATATCTGCAATCATATATGGAGATAAGGCCTTAGATTACATAGATACTGCAGTTCGTGCAGTCATACTTATATTGGTATTTGTATTTGACCCTCTAGCTGTATTACTTCTCGTGTCTGCTAACATGAGTTTTGCAGAGTATAATGAAAAACGTAAACGAGCACTTGCACGAAAGAACAAAGTACCTAAAGATGCAATCAAGACTACAGTTAGTCAGCAACAAAATGGTTTACGAAAAGTAACTAAAGAACAGAATGGTGTAAGTATGGAGTATTATGAATGATTACACTCACAGAGAAAGCAAAAGATTACCTAACAGAAATGGTATGGGCTCAAGATAAGAAGTATGCATTTCTTTCTGTTAATGGTGGTGGTTGCTCTGGATTCCAATATAAGTGGGAAATGTTAGATGAACCTACTGATGGAGAACTTGTTGATGAGATTCTAGTTGTAGATAGAATTGCAGAAATGTTTGTGATAGGCTGCACAGTAGATTATGTTACAGAGTTTGGTGGGTCGTATTTAAAAGTTATAAATCCTAATGCAACTGCATCATGTGGTTGTGGAGAAAGTTTTGCGGTATAGGAATAAAATAAATAAACAGCGAGAAGAATTTAGAGAAACAATGGGTCAAATGTTATTTGCATTTATCTTTGTAATGTTACAGATACTTGGTGTGTATGTTATATTTGCAGTATAGGAGAAAATCATGGAAGACATGAGAATGGAACAACCAAGAGAGGGTTTGATAAGACAAGAACTTATCTCTTATGAGAAAGAGGGTGATACTCTCATAAAAAGAACCACAGTTAGAATATTTAACAAAAATGGTGATTATCAAGATCATCAGATGTCGGAGCCATTATAATGTATGAATATAGATGTAACGTAGTACACATAGTAGACGGAGATACAGTTGATGTAGATAT